CTGTCTTAATGATGCAGTCCTAGACTTCTGATGGACTACCCCATGCCATTGAAATAGTTGATGTTTTCATAATCCCTTTGCTGTTTTACTGGAATGGCATGAATGGCACCGTGAAGCCCAATTACTTCTACTCCAGAACAGGTCCATGTCACCCCTATGAGGTACAACGTGATCCACCTGTGTAGCTAACCGTACTCTTCCCTTTGCTTCGCAGTCAATACACATTGGATTCTCTGCCAGATATCTCTTGCTTTCCTTGCGCCACTTGTAGCCATAGCCAGATGCATTGGTGAAGTCCCGTCGAGTCTTGCTGTCTGCCTCTGCTACAGTATGCCGTGGAGCTTTGGTCTTTGCTGGCTTATGAGTGGGAGGCTTTACCGGCATGGCGGTTTGGGTAGTGGCATCCAGTGGGTAACATAACCTTCTATCCGCTCACCAAACACATGCCAGTAGTTGCCATTGGTGTTTCCCATAGCGAACTCCATACAATAAACTTCATCGTACATAGTGCAAACTATGACATCAACACTGTTATAATTCACAACATCTTCTTGATTAAGCGGCAATCTATCTTCAATGCTAATCCATTCCATTATATCCCCCTTATTTACTGACCTAGCACATCGTTCATAACACTAAGAGCAAGTAGCGCCATGAACCACCATGCCTCTTGATATTGGCCTTTAGACAAGTACCTATATGATACTGATATACACAAGACAACAGCGACAAAGTGAATGATTGATGTTGTCAGCTCAAGCATGATTGCCTGCCTCTTTCGGGAATGTCACAGTAAGGTTGCCATCGCATAGACCACCACTTACAACCAGAACAGGCTTACCCGTGTCACTCGCTTTGATTGTCGCACCTGATGATAGCCACCTTCTGATGTTCTCTAGCACCGCTGATTCGTTCATAGATTGCCCCCTTTCGATGCATCACATCAAACTTTTCCCGCGCTTCCTGATTTCCACTTTGTAGTTTGTTTGGTCTTTTGTCGCAGATATAAGAGAGTCACCATACCAGACGCAAAACTGTTCTCCGTTTCTAGCATCTTCTGGGGTAAGCCACCTTCCTAACTCATTACGGGAATTTGATACCTCACATTCTGCCCTAATAACTGATTGTTTGGCTGATTCCAATTGTTTTTGAGAGTTTCGCCAACGCTCTATTAACTGTTTGCCCTCATGGATAACATCGTTCATAGATTGCCCCCTAGTTTGGCAAGAGCCGCGAATATTTGCGCTTTCTTTTCAGCACATGCCGGACAGTTAACATTCCTCTCATCTGTCGTTATCATCCCATCGGTAGCCCCGCAATGCCAAGGGTAGCAAGGGTGGACGTGGTATATCATCGGCTCTCCCATTCCTGATGTAGTCTCTCTGCTAATGGCCGGTATTTCTCCGCACTCGCTGGATTCTTATCCGCTTTCGAGTGACATCCTCTCTGATATGGCCGACATAACGAAACTGTCAGATAGTCGCTGCACTTTATACCCATGCCGCCCGTTTCAATGTGATGCGCGTCTACCGGTCCAGGGTAGCCACATTCGCAACAGTCCATTGATCGGATGTAGTTTAGGTATTTCTCGTCTCGTGGTGTTTTGGTTTTCCAGTTCACAGTTTGAACTCTTGGCGGATAGCGTTAGCAACATCTACAACGGAATCAAAGCAATACACATGCTCCATTTCCCCATCTATCAATTCTGGATATGTTAACTGCACTATCTCAACACACCGGCTGGCAGCGGCTACGGTTGCCATTCGGATTAACTGTTTTGCCTGATCTTCGTCAACAGTAAATGCGGTATCGCGTATATCACGCAGCCGCTTGACCTCTTCCGCTAGCGCCTTGATGCACTCTTCATCCATCCTTGAGATACAGCCGCCGCCGACATCTTTGGACCAATCTAGTGCTTCTTCTACTGTCATGGTTCCTCCCCACGCTTGCGGATAGCTTTTGTAATCTCTGCATAGGTTGTGTAGTTAATATAGCCAGCCACAATCTTTGCACATTCTTCCCGCTCGGCGGCTTGACCGGCAGCAAAAGCGGTTTGCATTCGGGCTAACGTAAGGTCGCCTATAAGGTTTCTATTTCTAGAGCCAAAGTCTTCCCTTATGAACTTACCAGTAAACCAATTCTCAAACGCTTCGCTCATACTCCCTCCTTATAACTTACGCTCGACCGGACGATCCGGCGCGCCGAGCAGGTACTCCAGCATCTGTTTTGCCTCTGTTGCCGTGAGTAGGTTGGTCCCGCAACGGTGATGTCCATCATAACGGGTCGCGCAAAGATCGGCACATACGCTCTCCGGCAACGGCCATGCAAGGAACTTATCCACGAGTTGGTCAATCGGCAGCGCAATCTGATCCAATTTCTTTTGTATCTCTTTATCAGTCATAACCCCTCTTTCGTGCCGTCGAGCGGCACAACTCGCACCCGTTAGCTAACCGGACTCCCGTCCATATACGTCTGCACTTGTACATCCTCATCCGTCGCGCCATCCGCCAATATCATCATCAGCCGAGCGTTAGACTCCACAAGCGCGGTAATAGCCGCTGTCTGCGCCGTGATTGCTTGTATTAATCTCTCCATATCGGTCATTTTGTGGCCTCTTTGTCTCTGTAATACAGGTCAAGTGCCCTGCGTACAATCTCGGAATAGTTCAGCCCTGTTTGCTTGCTTTCTTGCTTCAATCTGTCCGTGTACTGAGTGGGCATTGATAGTGTTATGTTCATGTATTCCCCCTGTGTCAAACTGTGAATTTAACGTACTAGAGTTATACTCTGAACCTTCAAATTAAGCAATATGTAATATCCTATTATTTCTCCATCACCTCAAAAGCCGTCAAATCCCGCTTCATCACCAGCGGGATAAGCCAGTCCAGATTAGCCACTGTCGGCAACTCTGAAATATCGGCCACTCTCACAAGGTGGATTTCGCCCTCTTCCGAACAGGTATGCACACCCCTCAACTTGTCGCTAAACACGCTGAACACGATCACCTCATAATCCTCTCCTGAGAACTTGCCGCACCAGCGCCAATCTAACGGGCAAATGACCACTCCCGACTCTTCGTGGAACTCCCTGGACATGGCGATAAAGGGATTCTCTTTCCCTTGCACCTTCCCGCCGATACCGTTCATCTTGCCGATCATCCATTCAAAGCCCGACCGTGACCGCGCTTTTTGAATTAACGCCACCTCTTGCCGGTTCTCGGTGAATGCGAAGCCTACAACGTATTGAGTCATTGAATCCCCCCTTAATCACAGTTAACAATCTTCATAAATATCATATTTGACGCAAATATCGTGCATCTCCGGTATGGCCTTGAATGTACCTAGCCGACCTTCCCACACCATAGCCTGCCTCAAATACTTCTGACCTGGTTGTATTTTCCAGTTGTTGCGGCGGGCTTTTACTAGTTGCCTTTTTTCTTCATAATCACACCACTCCACAACATCAGATAAGCAGTTTACTATCCAGTCAGAGGCCATACAGTTATGAACCTTTTTGGCTACCGGATACGTTGTCTCGCCTATTTGAGTACTCATTATTCCCCCTCCTGTTCGCATTCTCCGCAATGTATGCACTTATCGCCACTCTCTCCGCATTCAGAGAAATCACCGGCTACTTTGTGGCACTCTTGGCAGACGTACCAAGAGCCATCAAGAATAAATTCCCCTCCACATTCACAGTTCATACTCCCCCCTTTATTTAACTTCCCATGGGGCGGACATGCCGCCCATGATGGTGTTAGTTTGCGCCAAGCCCACCCGAGGGCCGCGCTAAAAATCAGATTGCCATCAACTCGCACATGATCCCGCAGTCATCGACTACCGGAGGCGTATGGCGTCCGCGCTCCGGGTCCAACTCATCCAGATATCCGTATTTCTGGCTCAAAATCGGAAAGCCTAAGTCACGTTCCAGTTTCATCCTCGACGCGAATATGTCGGGGAAGTCAACGCGCACATGGTTCCAATACCCCATGCCGCCCTTCACGCACCCTCGGCAATTATTATTGTTGTAGCCGAGGTCATACATTGCAGGCCGGTTGATGCCGCTGGCCTTCAAAATCTGGTGAGCATGTTCCTTTGTGATCCCGTGGTCCGCCAATGGGAAAAGATGTTCATGGTTCGGCATGTTCTCGCGGATGCGCTCTATTCTTTCCGTTTCGTTACAGTCCAAACCCCAAACTATCCGCATGTTTCCTGCATTCTCGTACTCAAAATGTTTCCGTACCGTGCGCTTCAAAACCCTTGTGCATACCGCACCGGCTTGCGGTGATCGAATAAACGAGTTTGCACGGCAGGCGGTGTCAACATCCTTGTACGGCGACTGCATCACCTCTACAGGTTTGCCAAACCACGATTCACAGTCGCGGACAAACCGCAAAGAATCTTCGTGGTGGTCGTCAATGTGCGTGTACATGATCCGGTCAATTTGGTCTATCGCCAGCTTTGTCGCTACCGCCGAGGATACCCCGGCACTGAAATAACTTACGGTCAACATGGTTAAACTCCTGTTTGTAAGAGCGCGAAAGAGTGGGCTTGGCACAAACTAACCAAGTCGCTCGACCAGACGGCTACGCCGCTGGTCACCTCAATCGTTATCTGCTAAAATCCCTGGAACTCCGGCAGTGCTTCATAATCTCGCTTTAACATCTGCATAAATTCAATTTCATATTCGTAATCATCGCCATCAATTAGCGATTGCAGACCTTCAATCATGTCAGCGGCATAGTAGCTACTGCCTTCATGGGTAATCCTGACCACCCTGATTTTTTCATCATATTTCGGGCAGTTCTTGTGGTGCTTGTCCGTGATCGGTTGTGGTTCAGCCCTGCACCATCCCATACACTCGCATGAATGCCGCAGATAACCATCAGATGCAGGGGAAGATTTCCCCGCCTCATATGTATCTAAGAATGTTCCAAAATTACTGCGCTGTTCAGTTTTACACATATTTCCTCCCCTGATCTGAAGCCCCGTTAGATTACTCTGCACTATCGGGACATGCAGGTGCAGAATGATAAATGGGCATCTCGGCGCCACCAGCCTTAGAGCACGCATGGCAATAGATATACTCAGGTTTCTCCTTCTTGATTTGCGCCACCATGTCACAAAGGCTTGCTTGTGGCGCCGCCCCGTCTTCCCCATTCCAGATCACATCAAGTTCTCTCACAAGCCGTTGATGATCAGAAATTACGTCTTTAAGGTCTTTCACAAAGAGTTGTGACTCTTCCAGTTGTTTTAGGAGCTCGCCTATCAAACCTTGGGCCATATCATCCCTACCTAGGAAGAAATCATGTGCTTCAAACGAATCCATTTCCTCTGCTATTTCTTCGTTTAAAAACTCTCTTGCCTCGTCAATGATCTTCATCCCAACCTCCTTTGTTATTGTCTTTCGTAATCTAACCAACTTACTGGTGCGGATTGACCGCACACCGCAGAACCGTTAAATTTCCCTCTTCCACCGTATCCCCTCCCCATCACATTCTTGACATGTAGCCACGTCCCAACCTCCGCAGCATGGATTCGCAAGCAGGGAATACATCGACCTCCCCAGGCAAGCGCAAGGTACGTCTATCTCTCCGCCGCCCCTACATGCCTCGCACTCCACGCCGATCTCCCATTCCTCGTCAATCAGCGCCGGAAATGGTATGTTCACATCCTGTCTGCCTGCCATGATATCGTCGTAAATCAGGGTGATGTTGTGCGGCACATTCCGTATCTGCGTTATCCGGTTGTCCTCGTCGTGCATCAGTGTCAGTGCGTCAAGTGCGTTCATTTTCACTCCCTCCGATTATTGCCACATTTAAAGCCCTTTCTCAAATTCCCGCTATACCGCTATACATTCCACCCCGTTTGCCCTTCCACGGTCAAAAATGGAAGCCGTAGGGGGTTGTTTGATGGTTACTTGTACTCGGATAACATAGTTACCGATTGACCACGCTGACGGTACTGCTCCGCTACCTGCACATTGTTAGTGATATACTTCCCATCTTCCTTGATGATTACCGGCACCCTCCCGCCAAACAGGTCTATCATGTGCTGTCTCGGCATGTGGGCAATGTCCGATGTGTCGAACTCCCGCCACATTGGTTTCGCCAACGGCTTTTTCATGGTGTCGATGGTAAAGGCTTCGGGTTGTTCGTAGTCTTGTCGCCATTGGATGGTTAAGTTGGTCATGTTATCCCTCCGTGTCTGGTGCTTCTTGCAATATCTTGATTGTGCAATCAATCAGCGACTTATTGAGTCGCGTTTCTGGAAGGTGCAACAGGTATTCCAGATAAGCCATTAATGCCACCCTTAATGCTTCGTTCATTGCGCCTCCTAAAAGTCTGGTAATTGATTGCTGTAATCACTGTAATCAGGACCAACAACGTCTGCTTCCAAGAATCGGCCCGTGTGGTATTCGTAATGCAACTCCGCAACTCCCGGCTTGCCGTTGTTTTTAAACCGTACTTTTTGAACGTGTATTTCCACTCGGCTGTTACGTTCAGTACTATCATGCCGGAAAACGGTAATTGCATTGTCGGCCTTGTTTCTCCAATGACTTGAACCGCTGATATCGTATGGAGTTGGCGGCATATAAACCATGTTGCCTTGATCGTTCTTTTCTTTCTTCAACTTGGTAGGATGTGCTACCAAAAATATATGAATGTCGTTATCCCTCGCAAATCGGCGTATTTTTGATAAACATTGGCTGATGTATTCCGTTTCGGTCAATGTGTTGGCTCGTGAATGGTCCAGCTCGTTCCACGGGTCAATTATAAGCCCCTTTATACCCTTGCGATTGACCGCGTTTTTAGCCAACCTTAAAACACTATCAACTGACATATCCTCTGGGTCTGGAAGTACAAACGAGAAACGTGCATCAATCCATTGTGCCGCCTTTGTAAGTTCCGCTTTATCCATCCTCCCATTTCCGAAAAAAGGTTTCCCGATATACTTTTCAGCCAGCTTTTGAAAATGTAATTCGAGCGGCTGGTTTTCAGGAGAGAAAAGGCCAAACGTCCATCCGTATGTGTGGGAAAGATTGACCATCAGAGCATCAAGCCATTCTGACTTGCCATGACCAGGTATGCCGGTGACTACCGTCCATTGTCCGGTTGAAAAATTAATCAGGTCGTTTAAACATCCCCACCCGGTACGCGCACCACGGACCATCCCTTTTTCATACAAGTTCCTTATTTGAGGCAAAAAGGCCTTAACTTCATATAACCCTTGTACGGGGTAGGGGAACGCGTCGTTAATAACCTGTGTAAGACGTGGCACCCCTTCTTTGCATAATAACTCGTTGGCATCCTTGATACCTTCCGGCCATTGCACCTGAAAACACCTGTCATGCCCTAACCGTCGAGATAATTCCTCTTCAAGTTTTTTTCCAGGTTCGTCGCTGTCTACGGCAAGAATGATCTTTGTAAATTGCTTTAACCATTCTTCGCAGTTTTCCAGAAAAGCAAACTTGCTTGTGTAATCTTTCGTGTTTGGTGCTGGCGCTCCATCTGGGACCGACACGCAATTATTAAATCCGGCGGTTTCTATTGAGAGCTTGTCAATCTCTCCCTCGACAATAATCAGCGTTTCGCCTACAACCTGATCCATCCCGTAAAATATCCGCTCCGCTCCCGACTCCATCCGAAAGTGTTTTTGATGGTCACGGCTCTTAATGTTGATACACTCTCCATTTCGAAAATAGGGGAACTGGATAGCCTTAACTTCGGATTCAACCTGCGGCATCCATACTGTATTGGTTGCTATCTGGTTTAATGCCACTATGTTTGCCGGTATACCTCTATCAGCAAACCACTTCATCATCCGGCTTTGGTCTGTCTCCGGAGCGGGGTTGTATGTAGGCTTGTAATATCGCTTTGGTACAAACTCAAAAGGGTTACTCTTGCGGTCCTCGCCTTGTAGCAATGTGCCAGTCCATCCGCAATGGTTACACTTCCAGCAAGCTTTATCGGTGTTAACTGATAAACATTTAGCCTTTGAATTTTTACGCTCTCGCGAACATTTGGGGCATGTGGTTGCTACCTCCCCGCTTCGGTCGGCTGGAACTTCTATTCCGAAATCGCTCCATTCTTTCATCACTGGCACCTCAAGGCGTACGCTCTCATGTACTCAGCATAATTCGGGTCACTGCTATTAGGTCTGGGTCCATCCAATATGTTCACCGGCTTTGATGATAGTTTGCTATCGTATTTCCCTTCCATCACTTTTGCATAATTGGTGTCATTGCTGATGATCCAATCAAAATCAGCGGTCCAGCATTTGTCATTGTTACCGGTTAAAAATGGACTTTGCTTTATTCTCTTGAACAGTTCTTCCCAAAAAGATAAGTCCGGCTTTTCTTTCATCCTTAATCGGATTTTGTTCAAGCGACCTGATCCACATTCCGCCACTGACGGCTTGATGATTATGTCATTCCATAAAGAGGCGAGAGAGTGAAGCTGTGCTGTTTTTTGTTCTTTTTGTGTGTTGTTACTGGTACTGCTATTGTTACTGCTATTGGTTATCGTTTGATATACGTCTGTTATGCCGTTGCTATCGTTTGTTATAGATTTGTTATCTTTTGTTATGCGTTTGTTATGATCTGCCCACCTCTTTTCCATAGCAGTTTTGCCACTTTCTGACTTTTTGGCTTTAAAATCTCTTGATTCTTGTAAAATCTCTTTAGCAAGAGGTATCTTTGCACCATCAATATCATCGTTTTTCAAGTCCCTAAAGAACTGCAAAAACCATTGCAATTGATTTTCTGCGTAGATTGCCTCCCCCAAAACTTCATTAGGGTTAATCTTAAAAAAATAGTTCTTCGAATCCTTATTCAACTTCGTCATAGCATCTCCTGGTGACTGCTAGCCCCAGTCCGATTTAATGTTTACCTAAAAGAAAAGCCGCATGGGGAGATGCAGCTCCCACACACGGCTTTTCAGGCTCAAGCGGTATTATCCGCCCGAAACCCAGTTATTAATCATAACACATGTCCTGCATGACATGGTTTGATCTTTATTCAATTCTAATTTGACCGCAGGCATTATAGCTGTATTATTGGTATAACTCAACAGAAATGTGTGGTTTACCAGAGAAACATTTGACAATCTGCATTGTCTGTGTCGTTGACGTTCTCTTTCTCCATCCACCAATCGAACCATTCCTCCGGCGAATTAAATTTTTCCATTGCTCGCGGCTGTCCATTTTTCTTTGGAACGCCTTTAAATTTATGATATAGCTTCTTGAATCCCCGCCGCCACATTGCTTCGTATTTCGGCCAACGCTTGAACTGCGATACTCGTTGCTTATCCGCCATCGGACACCCGACACAGCCGAGGCGCTTAAAACCTTCATCATAAAGGCCGCAATACTTCATTTCATTGTCGCCGATAAATTGCCAAATATTTGCATCAGTCCAGTAGACAATCGGGCACATAATAAACCCGTCCGAGTTCCTATCTTTTTGTAATGTTTTCCATAGTCCTTTTCGCCTTGGTGATTCATCCGCTCTCACGCCTGTTGCTAAGAATTTACCCGCTCCGCCTGACTCTTTAAATTGCTTGCAGCACCATCTAGCCATTCTGGTTGGTGGCATACCAATATCAGCCATCATCATAGGCAAGTTTTTAGGTGGGTTACTCCAAACTGCCTGCGGGTATTCTCGTTTCAAAAACTGGACAAGTTCAGGCGGGTCAATGGTTACATTGCTGTAGTGGAGCTCGTATTTCACGCCTGCCATTTCAAACAGTTTCGCCATGACAATGCTGTCTTTGCCCCCTGAAAAGCAGACATAGTACCCACCAGGTGACAGTGTCAGCGCCTGCCGTTCAAACTCCCGAATCAGCGCAATAGACATCTCTACCTTCTCAGCCAAGGGAACGCGCAAGGCGGCTTGATACATCGCCTCTATATCATCGTTGCCGTATAAGTCTGTTATCTGTTCCATAATGACTCCTACTCGCCACTTTTCCTTTTTTTATAAGCGCCCACCAATTCAGCCAGCAGGGTTTCGACGGCCTCTTTAATCCGCATGTCGTCAATCGCGGCCCGGACCTCAAGCAGGTTGAACACATCGTCGTCAAGGGTGATCGTTAGCTGTTTCATGAGGGATCACAGAAATTTTTAACTAGGCCAGTTCGTGCCACATCAACCATACCTAACAGTTTCAATGTACCCCCCGATGAAGTCACATCGAATCCATCTTTGCCGATAGTTATTACCACAAAACAATCTGCATCGGCTAGTGTGGCCTGTGCCTTATCTCTACACTCTTTCTTAGTCATGTTTTTCCCCCTTTTCCAAATGAGCTATGATACCCACCGCTTCACCAGCGCAGAACGCGGCGTACAGGTCATGAACATTGTATCCGGTCGTGTAAAATGGATCATCCGGCGAGTATTGCGCTTTCCACTCGATAAACTCTTTACTCGGCTTGTCGTTCATATTCCCTCCCCGAACTCTTCTTTAATCATCACATTGAAAACATCTACAAGGTTGCTAGCCTGGGTAACTTTCGCAGGCGGCCATGCACTAATCCGGTACACGTCAATCAGCGGCAACAGTTTGTCAATGGTCGCGTTCATCTTGCAATACCGTGTGCTTTTAGGCTTCTCGCTAGATCTGACAGTCTCAAACGCGGCGAGGGCCATGTGCAGCAGCATCGTTTTCTGGTCGTCGTTCATGGGCACTTCTGCGTTGCCAGCGGGAATTATTATCTCTTCATAGCGTACCGTTTTACCTCGCTGCACTCTTCTGTAGATTGGCTGGTTCATGCTGCCTCCATTTGATTAAATTACAGTCTGCCTGTCGGTGGAAACAGGTCTTTGATAACAGTAGGATCACCCTTGTAAGCGACTATGATTTTCTGCTCACGCTTTGGAAATTTGCGATAATTAAGCGTTTTCTTTGCTTGTGCAAGTCGCGTAAACTCACATTCAAGGTATATTATTTTATTGTAAACAGATAACCCCTGCTCTTTGAAGAAAATCTCTGTTTCTGATTCATGGCAATGGTATGAGCCGTTTTTGTCTCGACTGTCGCCAGTCATTACAATAAAAAAACAGTTGTCATTTAATGCCTCGATAGCTTTTTTATAACCAGCAAAAAGCGTATCCCTGAAACCTTCGTATGTGTCGATAGAGTTGATTTCTCCATCCGGTGACTTGCCATCATAGTCGATGTATTTTTCAACTCTGTAATACGGAGGACAACTAAAAACCATATCAACTTTGTTGTCAGGTAAATATGTTGAGCTATCACTTTTTATCCAAGTGGCACTGTTTAAATCCTGGCATATGGCGTTATTGGTGTCACACTGGTTTTGCCGTATCTCGCTGGAAATATACTCATAACCATATGAGCCAGCAACAAAACCCATCTGAACACCTCCACCAAAAGGGTTATAAACGCGCTTACCGTTGGTCGGCATGAAAAACCGTAGGATGCACTCACACGCTACCGGATCGAGCACTGAAGCGTTACCATTATGCGACTTGGCTTTGTCTGTCTTTATCTCCCCACCTTCTATGGTACGAGTCGAAAGTACCACATTAGAAAACCCGCTTTCACCCTGCCAGCAACCTTCACGGGAGGCAAATTTAGGATTAGGTATCCCATACTTTTCACCAGCGGCTTCAATCTTGGCATTCCATTCTTTCTTGAGCCGTAGCCAATCCCCTTTAAGCGAGTTCCAAACGTTTGTCATTGTTATGTGAGCAAGAAGCTTGAAATGCACATCCTTTTCATCACCATAAACCATGTACTCATAACCGGACATGGTAAGGTATGTTTTGAATCCTAGGCTTTTGAAAAACTTTGGTGTTTCAAATTTGCTTTTGGGATCGGTTGTAATAATCATCGGATATGAATTAACGTTCTGGTCGATAATCGCTTGAACCATGTTTCCGTAAATAGTGAAGTCGAATTTGTCTGGTCTGATTGTCGATTGGAGCAAACAGAACTCTTTACAAATCTCATTGTTCTGGAAGGTGAAAAAACCACACACTTCATCATCAATTTTCAGGACTATCGCAGAATGTATCTGCATGTTTTTTCTTGCGGCCCTGTATGCTATCCCATCATTGATAGCCAGTTCTGCTACAATTTGCTCGTAACCCGAACCGATAACTGTAGGCACATAAACATACTCAATCTTCTGTTTGAATAGAGCTTCTTGCATCATTTTAACAGCCTCCCTTTTTTGCATGATCGACGCCGCATTGATCTGGGCAATCGCCGCAAGTGCCTAAATAGACACTATCACAATGTAAAGAAACGTACTTCCCCCCGCCAATAGATTCATCTTTTCTAGTTAATAAGATATCCCCCCTTTGTACATAAATATTAGATTTTGACGCCCTCAATGGATTGTATATAACGTGTGCAAAAGATAGCAGATAATCTTGTACTTCTTTGCGCTCCTTTGCCCATTGAGAGTTACCAAAATCGCAGGTAACAACCCTAGTAACGCTTTTCATTCCAGCGTACTTAATCCGGCCAATTTGCTCTATCCTGTGGTTTAGTTCGTCTTCGGTATCCAATGCGCTTACAGAAGTGTTAATGACCGCTCGGAGGTCGGATAAACGTATAAGCTGATCGTCAGTAAGCGGTATCCAGTGCTTGGTAATAATAACCGGAGTTTTCCCCGTCTTTTGTAGGAACTCAAGTACCTCTATGGTGTTGTTCCAATCGTGGCAAGGATCACCCGCCGTACCGACACGATACCAGCTTGCTTTATGGTTTTTAACGGTGATGAAAACATCGGTTTTGTTTGATCGGAAAAGCTTTCTAGGCACCGATTGAGTAAAATCAAGCCCGTACCTTCTAGCTGTTTTATAAGCGTAGCATTCACCGTAACAGCCGCCACAAGGGTAAGCCTCCATGCCAAGGGTACAACCCTTCACCGTGTCAACATCAAGCACCCCTTTGCCATTCTCAATAGCTGTGAGATACAACCTGTAAAGGCCGGAGGGATAATCTAAGATGTTATCGAATAAAGGTTCTTGCGTCATGGTACACCTCTTTTAAACTGTTTTTAAAACCTACTCCATTGTACCATTCATATTAGACGTTACGCCTGCCAAATTCTGCCACCAGTAGACATTCCGCAATTCCATCATGCTCGGTCGTACATCGTGGGGTAGCCAACAAATTGACACAGGGAAAGAGCATCTTGCAAAGGTCGATACTTGCCGCCTTCGCCGCCTCCCGTTTTTGTTTGTCCGTTGGTTTATATCCGCCCTTCTTGACGCGGTTAATCAGCCCGAAATGCCCTTTCCACTCTTGCGGAGTTACGCAAACCAGCTTGATACCGTGGATAGCGCAGATCATCTGGAATATACCTAAATACCGCCCTGCCGACTTGTGAGCGTTTGCGTTTGATACACCCGCTTTGCCGCCCTTATGCTCCTCAAATATGCAGATCAACCCACCATCAGCCATCCGCACCGCATTGCCGAAAAACAGGGCTATTCGTATCACATCCGGCATCCGCTCGTATTCCAGCGCCCTGCCGTCGCCATCTATCAGGCATATCCCGCCGTCGTTGCCTGGGTCCACTCCGATGTAAAACATATCCGCTCCTTTGATTGCAGTTTAACTCCCGGTACAACGGACGAGCCTTTGACCTCTTTGTTATATTTCTGAATTTTTGTATCCTTCGCATTGAGGAACACCTAAATCACAAATCTGAATACTCATGCAATGTGGATTTTTGCAGTACAAATCTTCGTGACAGTGCTTGCATCCCGTGACGTAGCATTCGATACTAATTGTTCTGTGTTTTTGAGATTCCACGCCAGCAATAAAAGCCGCTTTAATCCAATGATAATTCACCGTTGCGCCACAAATTTCCTTGTTGTTGTCGCACCATTGTTCAAATGTCATGGGAAAATATTCCTTCCTAATGTATAGTCACACTCAAGCAAAACGCGGCCTGAGTTATCAACATTTATTTCTCTAACAGGTTCTTGGTCTTCACCGTTTCCAAGTTGAAAGCATCCGAGTTGAACACAAACTTCAGCATCATTTTCGTATTCCAATAATCGAACTATTAACTGTTTTACGTTCATAAACCCTCCTTACTAAATATAACCATCGGGTGCAGCAGAGAACCCGCTGACCTTCAAGCCGTTATCTCTCAAACTCTTCAGGAAACGGGAGCTTTATGGCAAGTTCAGCCGCATTTCTCTCTATGTTCTCAAGATATTCCTGCATCTGGCTTACTGTGGCTGTTGTGGTAGAAGTCAAGGCTACAATCCTTTTTCTGAGTGACAGTGCTTCGTCTCTCATCCCATGTTTCCAAACTTCGCGGAGTGTTTGCACCATCTCGGCATAGTCTGGATTGTCACGCTGGTAAATATTGACGAGAAACTTATCCTTGAAAAACTCATGTTGCTCTTCCTTGGAGGTTCCAAGCTCGTTGGCGATGATCGTAAGCCATTGCCAGAGCAATGAATTTTGATCAATTGAACGGTTCTTCTTGTGTTCACGGATGATGATTTCAGACACCGGAGTCAGTGGCAACCCTTCGATAATTGCAATGGCCCTGTTTTTATGCTCCTGCGAAATTAGGATTATTTTCTGGCTCATGGCCGGATAGCCCTTAGCTCGGAAATCATCTTTTCAACAGCGGAATCAAATTCAATCACTCGCTTCTCCATTTCAGCTATTGCATCATTGTCACGGTGCATACGGCAGATAAAGAGTTGCATATTCTCCGGCAATTCTGGACAGTATGAAACAAACTCATTCCACTCTCTGCCGGAACATGCAAGTTGAGCGGTCATTTGCTTTACATATTCAGGGGGTATTCTGTTTTTGAAAATGTAGTCGATATGGATAGCCGGTATTTTACGCTTAATTTCTACCATGCCGTCATTGCCGATCAACCCATCAGGAGACACGCCGAAACATTCAATTGATGGATGCTTGATAAAAGATACTTGCTGAACATCATTTCCAGTTATGAATGAATAACAGTCCCTTGCCGCTGGCTCGTCTTCATTACCCCTATCCATGTAAGCGTTTTTGTAAGTCTCTGTCACACAACCAGTGAGCCGTTCACAACATAATTGAGCTAAATAATTGGCGTAACCAGCCCCCTTTTTTTCTTGCATAACTTCTGTAATCTTGGAGCCGGTGATACATCCGCACCGAAGTTTAAGCCATGCCTCCGTCCCCTGTTCAACATCATCGTATATTTTGCCGCATGGGTAGTTAGTAGTTGATTCTGACATGTTTAATCATCCCCCCGACAATAGCAGTAATCACAAGTTGTGCTTGTTTTTCAGATATGCCAGCGACGATCAGCCCTGATACTATTTCTTTGTTGATGGACCTTCGATGCTCAACATCTGCCGCCTTCCGCTCAGCTTCGGCTTTCTCTGCCCGTATTTTAGCGGCCTCGGAGGCTTCCTTGGCTTTACGTTCTGATTCAATTCTTGCCGCCTCAATTCTTGCCCGTTCCTCTGCGGCTGCAACGGCAGCGGCTTTTTCTGCCTTGGCTTTCTCTTCGGCATAAATCCGGTCACGTTCTGCCTTTTCAAGAGCTTCTTTAGCTTCCCGTTCCTTCCGCTCGGCTTCGGCTATCAAAGCTGCAGCTCGTTCCGCTTCCTCTTTTTGTGCTTTTTCTGCGGCCTCTTTGCGGATACGTTCTTCATTGGCAATACGGGCGGCTTCCGCCTTTTCTGCTTCTTCCTTCGCCAGTTTTGCATCAAGTTCCGCCTGTTCTTTCGCTATTCGTTCTTCTTCGATTTTTGCAAGTTCGGCCTCTTTTGCCTCAATCTCTTTTGCCCGTAACCATAATGCATGTTCCGCCAATGCTGATTCGTGTGCCTCTTCAATCTCTTTTGCTAACTTTTCAGCAGCAATGCGGATTTCTTCGGCAGTTTCCCATTCAGTGAGTGGCAATCTTGCTTTATCTCTTAGCGCGTCAAGCCTATCTCTGGCTATTTTACGAGAGACATCAACAAGGGCGGATTTCGCCTTCCAATCTGAAACAAGCCCCTTTCCCAGATCGTCAAGCACAACCTTTGATTGACTGACTTTGTAAGCGAGTGAAGCTATGTCTTTACGTCCTTTAACTGTAGAAGTGTCCGGTACAAACGCCGCTACCTTTGATTCAATGTCGGAAATGATCTTTTCAACTCCATCTTTCCCTGTGAACACGTCAACGGCATTCAGTCCTGCCACTACCACCAATTCATTCGGAACTATTGAAATTTCCATCATGCCCCCCTCTTCATTTCCAGACCTTTCACGGCACTGGCATATTTAGCCGCCGGAAGCTCGGCAACATTATTGACCTTGTAGTAGGTGCAAAACTTCGCTTCGTCTGCCTTAACTTCGGAAATCAAGGCTAACAGGTCCAGATATTGACGCTCTGTGATTAGCTCGACCTCTTCTTTTTTGCCAGCACCGGCCCCGTCATCGTCTTGATCTTGTGCCGCCATGCCAGTAATCGAAAGGAGTGTGTATCTTTGTAAATAACTTACAGTACTAGCCACCTGTTGTATAAGATTTTTCTTCCCTGAATCATCTTTACCTGCCGCCATTGTGACAGACGTGTAATGTCCGAGACTGTGTGTCAAGTGGCACGTAACAGAAATATCCGTTTCCTGTTTTATGTCCCATGAATGAGACAATCCATGTTTGGACATAACGGGAATTATCTGCTGAATTATGTTCCCGAGAGTGGCGTGTGAATATCCTGTAAAGGTGCCGTCCTTGTTGGTATACCCAACTTTCTTATCTTTAAGAATGGTAATGCTCTCGGCCTTAAAGTTGGCTACGGCTTGATGATAAGCTTTCTTTGCCTCATTTTCTTCCCACTTCAATTGGAGTGAGAACAGTTGCTGCATCTGCTCTATGCTGGCATTAGCAGCTTGCGCCTTGGCAATCAGGTCCATAGGTGTCATTGATTTGTTCTCAATTGTTGCGATTTCATTTGGCATCTGACATACTCCCCTTGTGATTGTTGGTGTAACTGGCGCTTTCCATGTTTGCCGCAACAGTAATCCCGTTTGTAATCGCTTCAATTATGTGTTTATTGCCGCGAATAAACTCTTCTGTTTTCTTCAAAGCATTTATTGCGTCATTGTGAAAGTCGTAGCCTTTGCCAAGATCAATGTCGTCACCTACTTTAATCTTTCCCATCTTGTTGTAATAAAGATTAAGAAATTTCTCTATTTCCTTGTGGGTTAATTGGCATATATAAACTTCATCCTGTACTACCCCTATAACTTTCATGACTTTACCTCCCGAACCTTGATTTTCTTATGCTTCCCCGAAAAACCAGCTTTTACCGCGTCCACCAGCACAAGCGACATAGCATGTACTGGGTTCTCCGCTTCCGCATATCCCGTGTACCAGGGGCCGGAGGTGTACGGAATGGTCACTTCGTATTTCATTGCTTCCCCCTACCTTCCGAACAATATTAGCAAAAGGATGAAAACAATCAGCCACGCGGCACCCTCGGCCATAGCATCCTTAAAATCGGCCTTTTTCATACCGTCACCACAAGGTACATAAGTGTAATCCACACCGCGCCTGCTATTATTGTTCTGATTGCCTCTCTCACAATACCCCCCTCTTTTGCATAGTGTACCCATACACGCCCCGCGTTATGCAGCGACAAGCGATTTTAAGCCCGTTCTCGCGCAATTCCTGAACAATGGTATTCACCGCGCACACATCGGCTTGCTTTACGATCTGCCGAGTTGTGTACTCCCGATAATCTGACAACATGTATGCTACCCTTTGCAGCCGTTTCGAACCTTCCAGCGTGTATGCGTCCCATGCTCCCCCCCTTTTATACCGGCTCTCCGATTGTCTTAATGCCGCACCTTGCAATGTTCTCCCGCAGATATTCCCTAATCTCCAATGGCTTCCCCTCCATCGGTTCCACCCCTGCCAGTTCGAACCAATACCGGCCTATCGCTGTCTGACCTGTCAGGAACTCATAAGCCGCTTCTTTCCTGTGTTCCCATCTCCCGCAACGGTTGTTATGAACATGCGGAGTTTCCTTCTTTCTCTTCGCGGGCCGGTTCGAAATCATGTCAAGAATGCCGGACCAAATAACACTACACGCCAGCCGCCTTTCTGCTGTGATGATGTCCTGTGGTTCTCCTGTTGACAGTATCCCCCGCATACACCCCCCCTTTGCCATTACAATTCAGTTTAATCCTTCTTCGCCTCATGCTCGTCAATCCGGGTGTAAATCATGTTGCGGATTAACGATGCCATGCTGATACCTGATTCGTCGGCTACCTTTTTGAACTGCTCGTGTTTGTCTGCTGGCAGCTTCACCGATATGCCTATTAACTCCAATTCTTCCACTTAATCACCCCCTCTTTGTTTCAACTTGATGTGGTTATAAAGCAAATAATTTTACATTGCAAGCAAATAATTTTACATTGTGTTAAAAAAGTTGATAGACTGTCGCTATTGACAAATAAAAAGCCCTTTGTTATTGTGTGGCATCTATGAATTAAGGGGGTCTTTTTATGGGAAGACGTGTCAGGGATTTGAGCAATATGGAGTTCGGATGGCTTACAGTTATCAAGACAATCGGAAAAGGGAAGGCGTCTAACTACCGATGGGAATGTTTATGCCGATGCGGTAAGACGGTTATAGTGGATTCAAATAAATTGTGTCGTGGAAGACGAAAGAGCTGTGGATGCTTACCCCATGCCCTTTATTCAAAACCTGTAAACACAAAACCTAGAAAGACCATGACCATAGAAGACAAAAGGCTAAGATATGTTTGGAACGCCATAATCCAACGATGCTACAACCCTAAAAGAAAAGATTATTATCTTTATGGTGGAAGAGGTATTAAGGTTTGTGAAAGATGGCACAAGGTTAATAATTTTTTGCAGGATATAGGACCTAGGCCAGAAGGATTAACAATAGACCGCATCGATGTCAATGGTAATTACTCACCAGAAAACTTTAGATGGGCAACCATGAAAGAACAAGCCAACAATAAAAGATCTAACCTAGCATTGTAGTTAATGTAAAGAAACCCGCTGGCGTGTGGAGGTCCACGCTAGCGGGCAGGTCTATGCCTGGGAGTCAGCCAGGGAACCGTTATTGTAATTGGTTATTTATTCCGCGCACCGTTCAGCACGTTCGAGTAGTTTAATCGCCGCACCGGTAGTGAAAACATACCCGTCAAAGCTTGCGGAGTCGCCTTTCAAAATCCTCTGTACTTGGGATTCCGGCATCACTATTACTGGAGTCCTGACACAGCCCGTCAATGCGCTGAGAGACAGCATCAACATTGCCGTCAACAATATCCTTCCTACCCTGCTGGACTTTATCATCTGACGCCTCTTTAGCTCGTTGTGGGGAGCTTGCCAGCCATGCCTTGACCAATAGCCCTGCAATGGTGACAAGCCCCGCCATAACCGCGCCCCATTCCATCACTTGGCCGCAATCGGACCGGAGGCTACAACTCGGCCATAAATAGCCAGTGCGCCACCGGCAATGGAAATCAACTCTGTGGTGAGTCCTTCGGCATCCAGTTCGTAACCGTACTTTTTAGCCACCATTGCGCCGATCATAGCCACAACACCCCAAACTGTTTTACTTGTCAACAGATCCTTTAACATAACTTCCTCCTTTTGGTTGTACTTCACGATGTTCACGACAACACGCATACCAGATGATTAATCCGCCTATTTTCTCGCACCGATGATGTAAGGCTTTCTTGCCACACATGCGGCATGTCAGAATAAATGAGTTACCGGCCAACTTTCGCGCTCCACGTTTCGCATGTTTCCCATGAATCACGGATAGCCCATGTAAGGGCGCATCCCCTGTTAGTCTGGTTCCAGAATCGGCAATCTTTGCAGGTCATACCAATAGCCCCTTAGCCTTCTCATACAGCGCCATCCGATCAGCAAACCCATTAGTCCCGCCGTTTATCCGCTTGGTGAGTGCCAACATATCAGGCAATTTATCACATCCGTTGGTCTTCCACCACCAGCAGGCAGAGTGTACTCCACCATGGATAGTCAGCAGATACCCACCCACCGCATCGAGGCTCATTCCAACGTGCTTGGCAAATGCCGCTTGGTTATCGTAGCCGGTGATCTGTATCGGACCCTTACCACGGTATTTCCAGCCGTCGCCGCTTTCCTCCGGTCCGTTACCCATGCGGTTAGCGTATGCTCTGTTTGCTATCCTCTCCGGCTGTCTAGCGTATTGTGCAGCTATTTCAGGTGGAAACCGTTTGGGCCATGTGGCTGTCAGTGCTGCGGCTGAATAATTCAGGTTCTCAACTGTCCGTGTAAATCCCTGCGACTCATGTCCACATTGCGCCAGAAACTGCGGCACAAGGGATATACCGTACTCTGGTAGGTATTTATCAAGCGCCTCAACCCATGCATTCGGGTTTTTGACATTTGGAAATAATTTAGCGAAATTGTCAGTCAGTTTTGTCGGCATTTCCGCTCCTTTTACTGCAATCTAATTTGCAATCGCTACAGTCAAAATTATTCAATACCCACCCGTGAATAGGACATTCTTTCATTTTTCACACTCCACCGGCATACTAAGTAAATACTTGGATTGATATATCATGAGCAGGTATTGCAATCGGAGCGGCTGTATGGTTGGTATATTTTACAGTGATCGTGTCAGGGGCAGAAATATAAGCCGTCACCACAATTCCCGCCGGAACCATCCACACAGTATCAACAGGTGAAACAATCACATTTTGTGCCTGCGATACCCCGTATTGTGTCAGATTTTGAGTGTATGTACCGAGAGCCGCTATCGTGCCTGGAGTAATGGCACTCCCAGAGCTAATATATCTCTCTGAGATGTAAGACTCGTTAAATCCATCGAACGTATTACCAGATACTTTCGCTGTCGAAGTGACAGCCATCGCTTTCCCTGCCGCTGATGACAGGTTAACAAATGAGTTACCAGAGATTACATACGGAATCGTATTGGTCGCAGATGATGTATCTAAAAACTTGTGCGTAGCCAAGCCGCTTTTAATTGTGTTACCGATAAATTGAATCCCTGCTGTTGTCCCTATAAATCTTACAATACTCATTGTGTCGGATGCGTTAGCCACGGATCTCGTCAAACTGTTTCCTATAAACGAAATGTTTTCGGAATTACTCATATTAGACAAAATATTATAGTTGCTGAAATTCCCACCGATTACTTTGATATTCCGTAGATACGTTGGCGCAGCATCTACACCGTCAATAAATTGATTAGAAAAGGTGATACTGCTAGCACTATATGCGTGAGGTGAGTCTATAGTTAAGTTTTGTACGTCTTTCAGGACAAAAGCTTTTAGCCCGATTGCGAAAAACGTAGGAGCGATAAACCGGACATTAGAAACTGTGTCGAGATAAATGGCATTCGCTGCTGCAACATCAAACAGCGAATTACTGACTATTACATCGTCACTTCCTGTAATACTCAGTGCCAAACTATCAGGAGTCCCAAAAATAGTGTTATGAATACGTATGGAATTCACGGCACTAATAGTATTTTTTATAACCAACAGGCTTCCTGTACCAGTTCCGGCACCGCGCAAGGTAATGTCGCGGATTTGAAATGAACATCCTTGGGCAATAGGGTCTACCGTTAATAGGGCCGCGTTTGTTGTAACCGAAGAAATTAACCGCGTTCCGGCTGAAAACTCTGTCGGCCCATCTCCAGCCAAAAGAACACTTTTATCGATAGTCAATGCACCGGATTTATATAATTCGGCCTTAAATTTGACTGTTGGTGATCCATACGGGGAGGTTGAACCATACGTGGCCGGATCCCAACTCGCGGACGCGGCATTTATTGCTTTCTGAATAGCGGCTGTCATGTCCGTTGTACCAGGGGTCGTGTTAGGGGAAAACCATTCTGGCCGGGATTCTTTCAACCCCGTAACAGTCCCGCTGCCAGAAAACACTTGATAATCACCAGCCTCAAACGGTGCATTGTTGGCGAGTGTAAAACCTGTGGTCGTTATCATCCCGCCATACTCAATCGCAATTCCCCTGCCAACCGTGTCAATGTCCGCAGTCATGGCCTGTGCATCGGTTACTACAATGATTTTGCCGAGCGTGTCAGAACTCGCAAAAGCCGCATTTAATCCGCCGTACTGGTTGCAGTTTACCGCGTTCCGATAATGTCCTATTGTGGTGTCAGCATCGTTTGTTATGTCCTGACGAAGTGCCGCATCGCCTATCGGTACAAAAAAATCATCATCTGTTGACCATGTTCCGTTTGTGGTGTATGGCAAAACGGTTGACGCTTTAGCTCTGTAATATTCTCCACCGTAAATGAATATCTCGTTGTATCCAATGATTTCAATACCTGCAGCATACGCGCCCCTGTCAACATAAGCCGCAATACCAGCCCATGTAGGCCGAGACACGCCTAGTCTGTCTGTCCATCTCGACTGGTTGCCGTTTACAGCTATGTCGAGATTTTGAGCGTTATCTGATAAATCCCGCGCGTCTGTGCTTCCTACCGGATTGCCTGTGTCGTATGCCATTTTATCCCCCCACTTGATTAGATGTTTTGTCCATTAATGTTTTAATGCTGCCTTGCTGATCTATATATCGATTGCGTGATTTAATTTCTTCAACATCTTTTCTGAGGGTTTCTATCCGTTCTGCATGTTGCATGTTTATGATATCGTTTTTATTCAGACTCGACTGAATATCTGTGGTTTTTGTGATTAAGACAGTAAGCCCTGACATAAGAACAATCCCTATAACCCCTAGAAACCAAAGCATAGCCACCCATCGGCCAGAACTTTTATCCACGGTAGTCTGTAAATTGTCGGTCAACTCTCTGTGTTTTTGACATTCTTGGTCGTAAACCCTGCGGCCCGTTCCGTCTCGCTCGGCTTCAAATTGGCTCTCCATAGCACCCCCTTATGGCGTATTGTCGTCATCTTCATAGCATCGAACATCATAGTTACTAGCTTCAACAGAAACCTTATTATCCCCGCCATGTGATATTGAAGTTACGAGAACCGGATAACTCCATCGGTTCACTGTTCCAAATATCAAGTGTGGAGGTTCAACAGTCCATGTCGTGTCTGGTTCGAAGTCGATTGACTCAACCGATAGAATGTAATCACTTACTCTAGTGGCTGTGTACGGCCCTGAAAGCGTACCGTCCTGCCGACGTATGCCGACGACATGAGTCTGACCATCTACCCACGTGAAAGGCTCGGAGGATTTCAACAATATCTCTGTGCCGGTATCGGTTAAATCCAAGAGAATAGCAGACTGACTGTATCCCGGAACATCGTCACCAACGGCACAAAATGAGAGATAGTGGCTGTTGAGCGCGTCAAGCTCTGTTGACCACTCATATGACCATCTGCGGTATCTGTGCATACGCCGCTGTCTCATGCCTATGCGCCATGCCCGTGTGCGGTCTGTGACACCTTCAAGCGTGATCTTTTCGACCTTTACGCCTGCATCACCTGGTAGCCTGCACTCGACTGTCTCTTTCGCCCATGTCGTGGAATTGATGTACTCAACGTCAACACCGTCAACATCGTCCGGTTGCCGAGTTGTGAAGCTTCTTGAGAGTTGCTCCGTCATGTTCTGAGGGGTATACATATGCTCGTAAACAGTCCTGACCTGATCGCGCACCGGCTTTATTGCGCCTCGGTTCAAGGTCATATCAGCGAAACCGGCGCGTAAAGCAGAAAGTATTTCCCCTTTCACCGTTTCCGAATCTTCAACAGAGAAGTCGTAATAATCACCACGGTTATTCCAAAGCGCGTCAAGTTCGTCCATGGAAACAAGGTCGAGGTCTTCGTCGGTATAGCCCATCGATTTAGCCACATAAGCCACCCACGGAATAATGCTACGTGTCGCCGCAGGCTCTGTCCATTCTCCCGCCGAGCGTGTCGGCAAAAGCCGTGTGACTATCGCACTGACTTGGCTATCAGTCTGAGCAGAGAGTTTATCCCCGCCCCTTACCTTGACAGCCATTGTGGTAACACCAGCATAAGATGTAGGAGGCAATAACTTTGATTTAAGCCCATACCATTCAACTGTATCCTGAACACTGGTAAGGGTAGATTTAGTGCCAATCCTGCGCATTCTGACTTCCGGTCTGTACATTCCGCCTAGATTGACCGTCTCTGTGTATCCAAGCTGGTCAAGTGTGGCGCCGGTAAATTCCTTGACGACTGACACCCATTCTCCACCGGAGATAGGACGCCATTGCAGTTCAGTTTTAACGGTGATCGGGAGCAAATTCCCCTTTGTTGATATTCTCGTAATCCCACCCGGAAACATCACGTCATATTCGATAGTGTCGGTCACTTCACCACTAGGACACGCCGCGAAAGGTCCAGCCCATTCCCCTTCTTGGTCTGATGCGTCAATGGCGATTATCGCGTCATTGGTTATTGCAAAGGCGAATCCAGCCCACCCTGCGTCTATAACTCCTTCGTCTGTGAACCTGTCAACGTGTATTTCATCCATTGGAATCCCATACTCGGATTTAATGTAAGTGATTTTGTACTTCTGGTCCTTGTACCCGATGCTCATGCGCCGGGTTCCGGTCAAAAGCCCGTTCACTTGCGTTCCGCTAGGGTAATTCAGGGTTATGTACCATATCCCTTCGGAATCGGTTTCCACGCTGTTTACGACATAGCTCCCTTCATTTGCGCCGGTAATCTCTATAACCATCCCGACAAAGGGAGCAAGGCCGGATAAGTCGCCTGATATGATATCTCTATCGCTCCACCCCTCGATAACTGTGTAATCCAAAAAATGCTCGATGGTGATAATGGAATTTACCGGCCAATCAGGGAACTCCCCCGCCCCTTCCGGTATCGTTATAACAGTCCCGTCAAAGGTGTACGCACTGGCAGAAGATATTTCCCCAAGAACATACGTGGCATTAAGTTCCAGCCCTGATTTCCCCGTGGAAGTCCCGCCCACTTCCGGCGCTGAATGAAACCATCTGGCAGCGGATACGGCTGAAAGGTCTGCTCCTGGCTGATAGATTGTGTAATCCGCGTTAAGTTCCAGCGAATCCATGCGGGTATCGCCAATAAGGATTGTTTCCGGAGGGATATTGAACTGACCTTTGCCGACACATAGAAGCATTTCGGACCATGATTCTACACCGTCAACAAAGTACCGATGAGGTGGAAGGAGGTAATCAGGATAGACCTTGAAGGTTCCGGAAACTTCGCGGATGATATCGTTAAGCTTTACCTTGTTGCCCTTGGCTGTGGACTCGTCAAGCTTGTTTCCCTTCTTTGTCTGTGAAGGCTTGGGAACATTCCCCGCCATCAATAACGATGTAATAGACAACGCTATCGAAATGACAACGGCAATAATAATAACCCACTCAACTACACCATGCGGATCAGGGCAAATATCAAGCGTGTCTTTCGGCCTGAAAACTGTCAAAGCCCATTCAGACGGAGGTATCAAAGTTCCATTCAGAGTGATAGAAATAGGCGGCTGTTCCCTGACTTCGTAAGATGGAACGTTGCGAATTAGCCAACCTTCGATAGTTTCCGGCTGTTCAATCCGATACGTCTCTATCGGCTGACCTTCGATATTTGAGGGATAGATATTAATCACGGTAGTATTTTATCCTCATGTACCTTTTTTCGAAATCCGCCAATGATAGCCATCTGCAATTAGTTTTAGGATTGATTTCAACTACTGCCAATTTGCCGTCAATCTCGACTACTATTGCAACGTGTACGCATATCCTACCCCTGAATACTGCGGCAATCGCTCCTTGTTCTGGCTCACATTCCTGCATACCCTTTGCTACTGTCTCGTAAGCCTTTGTAAACTCCTTTGGCATAGTATGACGTACATGGCCGAATGAAGGCAAAAGCGGAAGCCCTAGTAGTTCATGGCGGATTGTCCTGACCAAAGACCAGCAATCGTGTTTATCCGGCCCTCGTGCGCCGTCTTCGTATTGGAGTCCGATGTACTCGTTTAAGGTTTTCATTTATGGCCTGCAAATTATTTTTATTTATTTTATTTTTATTGCATTATTTCTCTTGACTATCCTAACGATAGGTTTATACTATAACCATAGTGAAGAACAAAACGAAACAGGAGGCCGTATGAAACAGCAACCGACTAAATACACAGTGGACATCACTAAGCTTGACGGCATGAAGAGCATTTATTTTGTTTTAGCCTTGTCTGCGGGCGCGGCCGAAGAAACTTGTCTTAGAGAAGTTTATAACGCTCAATACGCTCTGGCAGAAAAGAACTGGCCTGAATCGGTTAAACTCCCAGACTTGACAAGCAAGGGGGTAACCCTGTTTTTAACTTCTGAATATTTGAAAAACAAAGGCGGCGAGATATGAAAGCCACTAAAACACCAAACGTTGTAACCACTCTCTATGATGGCAATTTCGACATAACTTTTGACTGTGTTGGTACTACGATATGTAAGTTTGCTATGTGCTCAGAGATGCCGATTGACGGCACCGAAGAGTGCTTTTTCCGGGAACATGGTTCATGTCGCCGCCCAGCTGCCCAACAGACGGCACTGGAAGCCATCATAAACAGACTTAAGAAAGAACTGAAACGATTAGAAGAAGATTCGGAGGGACATTAATATGAACTGCCCACATTGCGGGTGCGAAATATCCCCCGCCGCCCTTCTCGGTTCCATCAAGTCAGATAAAAAATCAAAGAGCAGTGCTGCAAACGGCAAAAAAGGCGGACGACCTAAAAAGGTTACAGATACCGTAATCCTGGCGCGAAAGTAGCCGTGTATTTATCCCTCGGCCATGCGGTATTGAGTAGGTCAAAGAATCCGGCCTGAATCTGAATGACAGTCCCTTTGATACTTCCAGACAATACCGTCATACGATATGGAGGTTCAGCGGGAGTCGTTTTATCAGACGCCAAAAATGCCCTATAGATCAAAGTTACTCGCTCCCCCGACTCTATGGCTTCTTCAATCAGTGATTGAGCCTCACCGCCCACGTTATCAATCGCAAAAGTTAAATTCTGCGCGCCGGAGTTGTCTTTCTTGGGTAAAGCCACCTGAATACCAGCGGCAATGAATGTCAAAGCCCTGTCATTCTCGTCAATGCAATCCTGATTCTCAAACCCGTTGCAAATAAGAATCGACTCTTCCCATGCCGGACAAGTCAACTCAAGCGTATCAATGATGATATCTCCACCGCTTGCATATACCGTTTCGAGTATTGTCATTCCGGCCATTCCCTGTTGATCGCGATATCAAAAATATCCTGCATGAGTACGATGCTTGGATATAGCGTGTAGCTGCCGTCAAGTAGCGGTCTGTCTCGAAGTTCCACTTCTGCCGTGTAACGCCAAAGAGAAATACCTTCCAGCGTCGGACCTTTGGGAGTCTCCATAAATCGGCATTCATACGGAGACAATCCGAGAGGTGTTTTCAGAGTGAGACTAAACCAATCAGCGCCAACCAGAGAGGACCATGATTCGAAAAGTTGAGCCTGTGTTTGGGTCAAAAGCCATGACAAATTAGCGTAGGAGGGAATAGATGTATATTGCACCCTTTGCCGAGCGCGGCCTGATACCATCTCTGTGCGGATTATATTGTTCTCAGGAGTCAGACCATAACCTGATCTAAGCGGTAACGGTAATATTGATGGATAATCCATTATGCCCCCACCGGCTGAAGTCCAAATTTGCGAGTCATAGCTTTCTGGACTTTGCCGTCACCCATCAGATTAGCTACCCATATATCGATAGTTTCTTTCCCGTTATCGTCGCGCTTTTCCGATTGACCGGCTTTTGATTTATCCTCGATCAGATTTATCACCGTTCCCCCGTTTGACTGCTGTGACCTTTGCACATTGTCAAGCGTCCGGTCAAGTTTTGCTGAGGTGTTTTCTGTTGTTACGCGCTCCCCTTTTTTCAGGTTCCATGTCCCTGATTCGGGAACTGACATGATTCCGTCATGAGCTTGACCTGTGAAATTTATGCTTTTCAGGTTCGCGGCTTGAGCCATCTGAGCGGCAACCGCTGCGGTTCCTGCTATGGGGGCGAGTACTGGGCCAACGTAAGGAATACCGATCATGGCGTCATACGCCTTGGAATAACTCGATGGAGCGTTTAAAAGCACCTTTGCGATTGCGAAAGCCTTTTCGATTGCGAACATGGCTTTATACATGCCTGATTGCTCACCAAAGAAGGTTTTTGAAAGGTCCGACATACTACCGAAAAAGGCTTCATTCTGCGCCATCTGGACTAGTTGTCGAGCTGATTCAATCCTTGCCAGTTCATCCTCATGCTGTTTCTTTAAATCTATTTCCTGTTGATCCCATACCGCCGATAACTCGGCTTTTTCTTCTCGGAACTTAGTCAACATTTCAAGCTGAACTGTGTACCAATCATTCAATGCGGTAGTGGCATCTTCCAGTTTGTTCAATTCCGATTGTGGTCCGGCAATAGCTGAATCAGCCCCGCCGAATTTAGGCATAGGAGCGACACCAGAAGCTATTATCCGCTTGGCAACATCGGACCTTTCTGAATCTGTCAAATTCTTCATCGTCTCCAATACGGCAAGACGCTCTTTTGTCTGGTCAGTTAACTTCTCTTCTTCTGTTCGTAAGCTGGAAATAAGTGATTTCTGGTCTGACAGTATTTGATCTTTCAGGGCTTTTGCATCTTCATCGGCTTTTTTCTGCGACTCTGCAAGCTTCTCAGCGGCTTCTTTCTGGTAATTGAAAGCTTTGATAGTCGTCAAAGCTGAATCAGCAAGTGCAAGTTGCGAATCAGTCGCGCCCTTGTTGGTCAACTCGTAAAGCTTTATTACATCGTCGGACTTGCCCACCATTTCAGCTTGGAACTGTAATGCTTTTATTTGTTCGTTTATTGAATCTGTAGCTGATTTTGTATCTTTATCTATTTTTTTTGTCTCTGATGAAAGTGATTTAATAGTGGATAGTGCTTTTTGTTGCCTTTTTTCCTTTTCAGTATATGCAGAGGATTCTACTTTATCTCCCTTTAAAATTAGGGCTATTTGTTCTTCTGCAAGCCTATCAGCTTCTTTAGCTACTGCTTCCTGTTTTGCGAGTCCTTCGGTACTGAAAGCACCTATCCCTGATTTTATATTTTCCCAAAAAGTAGCCCTTTTCAGGCTGTTCGCACCAAGGCGAACTCCCAGTATTTGAACAGCCTGTGTTACTTTTTGCAGAGATAGAATGACTGGGTTAGCAGCATTCAATATATCAGTAAATGCAGGCAAAAGTGCTTTACCAGCTGCTGCCTTTGTCTCAAGCATGGCGTTATTGAATCGGTTTATTTCGGCTGTTGCCGATTTTGAGCCCTCCATAGCCGCGCCGCCGTAAGTTTTATCCAATTCTAATGCTAGTTTTGGAAGCAAATCGTTAGCAAACAATTTTCCATCTTCCATCATTTTGTTAAGTTCTGCTGTTGTTACTCCCATAGCCTTAGCTGATAGTTGCATAGCCGCAGGAAGCCTTTCACCTAATTGCCCCCTCAATTCTTCGGCCTGCACCTTACCCTTACTCATCATCTGTTGAAGTGCGTTAAATATCCCATGTGTTTCGTCAGCGGATAATCCGAGAGCCGTAGATGCTGAAGCCACTGATTCAAAAACCTTACGGCCTGCTTCACCTTCAAGACTCGTATCACGTATAGCGGCCATGAATTTTCCGTAACTCTGGCCGGTAGTAGCAAGGTTTAAACCTAGTTTTTCAGACACTTGGCGCACATATTCAAGTTCACGCCCCCCCAGATTGGCAGAACCGGCAGCGGCATTGAATAGCCGTTCCATTTTTTGTATTTCAAGGGATGAAGATATTAATGAAGAAGTGAAGGCAGTAATAGCCCCTACTGACACCATGCTCCCGATAGCAATAGAAGCCGATTGTGCGGATTTTTCGATAGTGGACATATGCCGCTTGGCTTGACGACCTGCTTTGTCAAGAGGAGCTGTAAATGAACCTGTTTTACAAATTAAATCGAGCGTGAGCGTGCCAAGGTTCGCCATTTGCTATCTCCACTCTTCTATTGCCTTTTCTAAGTCAATCGCCGGTTCTTCTTCGTGCGGCATAAAATCAAACAGTTTCAGGAAGTTCGATGTTCTCTTGCTGTTTGCAAAGAGAGTTGCCAATAATGCCGCACCCCTTTCCACCCTCATGCCAATATTTAAACTGCCCCGCTTGTTGCGATATTTCATCCAGCTGGTAAACTCTCTATAACTGAGCCGCTCTTGAGCCTCGGCAATGGTACTGCCTCCAATTCCAGACAGCACCAACTCATGCCAGATTTCATCTTGATCGGTCAGTTCTGAGTCTTTCCCATGCCGTTTACCTCGGCAATAACGGAGAGTAAGGACATGACAAGGTTCCCATCCATAGCGCCCCGTTCTGGATCTGCGTCGCCGGTAACATCGTCTCCGGTAAACACTGGCTGTCCGTCTGCATCACAAACAGATGCGGCAATACGCGCTGCAAGCTGGTCTTTCTTCTCGTTCACGGCCATCAAATCAGCAACGGTGGACTTGTATGAAAGAGGCCGAATGAAAACAGTGGCGGTATATTCCGTTTCCCCCTGCTTCCACTTGATTTCCTTTTCAACAGGCGCACCAGTAAAACCGCCGATGGACTTGAGGCTTTCGACATTGAGAAACATTTGCTTCCTCCATTTCAAAAAGAAGGCCGGTCACATGAACCGGCCCATTAAATTAAGCTTTGGGAGTCCAGACCGAGCCGCCGGAACGCTGGATAGTTGCCGCTGTGACTACAACGGTATTCTGGGCGAAGTCAAGCGGGAAGTCCGAGACGTACCCGTCAAAAGTAAACCATGTGCGAGTCGTGGGGAGGACAAAAGCCCCGCTGCTGTTAGCGGTAGGAGGTGCGGTACCATCGGACCAACCAACGGCCCATTTAATCTGCCGGTCGGTGTTCTCTTCGGACAGTTCATGGAGACGGATGTGGCTGTCTTTCTGCGGATCGGCATTGATGGACAATGAAGCCTGCCCGGGAGTGCGGAGGCCTTTCTTGTACGTCCTCGCCATGTCAGCCAGGCTGGTGTCCTCAATCTGGTCTGCCGGTTGCCCACCGGGGTTAAACGCTGTGCATGACTCCACCGTTACGATTGAGAGGTCATCCGGGTCAATAAAGTAAATCTGTGTGCCTTGGGTAAGTACGCTCATTTTAATCTCCTTTTCTTATCGTTTTACGTGCCACTCAACATCAAATGAATACCGCTTGTGGAATGTTTCGGGGTCTGTTGATTCTCCCCGCCATGCTGTTATATGTGCAACAGGTTCGATTGCGTCCCTGAGTGCCTTGGCTGTATTACGCGCTGAGGTTTCAGTGGCCGCATATACGTCGATCTGGGTCGTGAACCGGTCAAGGTCTGGTACTTGCCCTAGGTAATTCTCTGGATTGCCGCTAATAGTCTGCCAGACGGCATAAGGAAGGGTTACGCCTTGGGGGGCAGAACCGAACATATAACAGCGCACCGGATTGCTACCGATAAGGGCTTTTACTTCTGCGGAGGCAGATATGGTAGAAAAAAGTGGAGCGTACATTATTTCTTACCTTTTGCTGCTCGTTTTATCGCTCGGTCGATTGCGGCCCCGTACTCTTTTACAAATGTGTCAGTAGCCGGTCCAATATTGTTACTCAGGGCGGGTCTCATAAATGGCCTTGCTGCGGCTTTCTCCCAGCCTGTTTCTATTAGGCGCCAGTGAGGTGTAGGTGCGTTTTCCGACTTATCCCCACCCTTTGAAAGTACCGCACCATGCAACACGCCAACTCTGAACCCCAAATCACCAGTACGCTTGAAAAGCCTACCATTCCACCGTAAAGCTATATTCGCTTCGATTGATCTACCTGTAGCGGGATCGTCTACACGGGAAGCGTTTTCTTTGGCCGCTTTAACTACCAACATTGCCGCCTTGCGTAAAGCTGCCCTCCCGCCTTTGCGCTTGAGATCATACGTTATCCCCTCAAGTTTGGCAATTAGAGAATCCATACCTTCTATTTTGAACTGGATTGTGTCAGACATTTATTCCATCCGCTTCTGCTTCTATTTCGACCTCACCTACATTCAAAGTAAGTGTGACTGTATTTATTAAATCAATTCCACCATTGAATTGAACCGCTCTGACATTTTCAACCCTTTCACCATTACGGAAAACTTCTCCTTTGCCATGACCTGTCATTATTATTTTATATTTATCCAGCATTACACCCTCCTGAATGCGAATGAATGGATATTCTCCCGGCCTAAGTCGCTCTCGATGGTATTGTCTTCCACCAGCGCAAATCCTTGCGATTCACAGAACCGCACTAACCCGTTAAATGTGAAATAATGGATGTGCTCACCAGGACGATAATGTTTCGAAAACAGGCAATCACGGTAGTCTTTGTAAATCGGCATAGAAACAAACAGCCATTCATCAATCTGCGCCAAGAGCTTTTCAGGTTCAGGTATATGTTCTAGGCTATCCCAACACGTGACCGACTTGACCCTGTTTGCATAAGGATTACAGTAAAGACCGTTTGACCACAACCATGAAACAGCATCGTTGTTTACGTCGAATCCCATCCAACCCGATTCTTCGACAAACTTTCCGCCACCGATACCGATATCAACTCCTTTGCCGCCATAATGCCGACGAACCATATCCAGCCTTGCACGTGTGAGGTTCACGCCACACTCTGACTCATCCATCACCAAATACTTATCAAAATAAGCTTTATCGTATGGTACCAGTTCAGCCCCGCACCATCCGCGCCCCGATGCTTCACACCAGAGTAGGGAATTTCTCAGCCCATTCGGTAAACTTGGAACCATGATTTTCAATCCTCTTATCACATTTGTGGTTATTTGAACGGCATAAACAGAAGTTATCCGGCTTGACAAATGTTATATGGCTTAAATCCATTATCGGGCTTACAAGCTTCTCAGGTGCGTTGAAATGCCCCCATCCTCCACATACTATCCATGCCGGTGTTTTGTAAGCTATCGCTGCCGGCACGAGCCACCCGACACCGCCGATTACTGCGGTCGCACCCTGAACCAATGACATCAGCTGCGTAACGGACAATTCCCCGTAATGAAACTTGATATCCGCATAGGGTAGCGGCTCAACAGGCCATTCCTTGCGATGCTCGAAGTCTGAAACAGATACGATTTTGTAACCCTTCACCCTTATTACTTCCACCGCTTCACAGAGATATTCAGGTAAAGGGTTTCTTGATTCTGCCAACCATTCTGACCTGATCGTAGCTGGCCTGACTACTACATATTTTCCGGAAACTGGTGAAGGTCCGTAATCAGGTAGGTCAAACGTTTTCGGCCGTACTTTAAAAGCCCTTTGCATCCCCGCCATTATGCCGATGTCGCCATAGCTAACTTGCGTTATCGGCCCCCGTGGTTGCGATACCCATTTGATTTTCTGCCGGTTCACGTTTTTAAGTTGAGTTCTTAACCGAGTAACCGGCTTTACAAAATTGATTCCTTCAATCCCGTGGTAAATTTCCGGCCATGAGGTATTCAACCATATCGGCTTAGGCAATTCTTTTACGAAAGACCTTTGATAGATATTATCGCCTAGCCCATGCATTCCGGAGATTATCATCCGTTTATCACCATCTCTGCAATCTCAACTCTGATGGAACCCATGCTGCCCGTAGCCGTGACGACAAATCGCGCCGTTTGCCCGTCTGTGCCGCCCGTAGCGTCCCATACAACACGGGTGCCGGATATGGTAACATTCTCGGCAAGGTCGCCGTCCACGGTCGCTTCTGATATCGTTTCGCCGGTCAAGAGGTGATTCGCAAAATCGAACCATAACCCTTTCATTGTCTCGCTCGGCTTTTTATCCGGTAGCCTGTAAATCATACCTTGTACCCCCTGTTTTCTACCGGCAGTTTAAATCCCCTCGTTTCACGCGGGAGAATATAACCTTTTACTTCTGGCTGAAGTTTGAAACCGAATCCAAAAACGATAGCCGCGATGAACTCTAAAATGAGTTGCCTTTGCTGTTCCTGTGTCTGTTCAATTCCACCGCTGAAAGCAAGAATAGCCGTCAATGTTTCGATCTGTATTCTCTGTGCCTGTGTAACGTTACCACCAAAGGATAGTAACCCTTCAAGCACTTCCGTTTGCGCTTCCTGAGCCTGTTGTGTGGCCCCCGCAAATGATAAAACGGATGCAAGCGCCTCAATTTGACCGTTTTGTGACTGATCCAGCGTTCCGGAGAACGAAAGAGCGGCTGTTAAACTGGCAATCTGAGCGGCCTGTGATTGACCTATTACGCCTGTGATAAGAAGCGCTTGAAATATTGCTTGCGCTTGAATCGCCTGTATTTGCCCTATTTCACCCGAAAAACCCAGTATTGCCGCTAGTGCTTCTGTGTTTGCCGGTTGAATCTGTGATGAAATGCCAGAGAATGAAAGAGCGGATATTATCGACTGTTGCTGGATTGCCTGGATTGCTGCGTATGTGCCGGTGAATGATTCTGTTCCCCCCACCTCCACCCACACGATTTCCGGTTCGTATGCCTGCCAAGGGTTGGCGGAGAGGGATGCTATCTCGACAGGGGACAGAGCGCGGCTGTATAGCAGCACCAGCCTGATAAACCCGTTCCATGCTGCCTTTGCGCCGCCACCTAAGTCGTTACCGATCACACAACCCAAGCCAGCGTTACTGAATGCTGTAGAGGATGAACCGAATGCTGTTGTATTGGGTCCCGCTACGCCATTGAAATACACCCGATGTGCGGTGCCATTTTTAGTCAGCGCGACTATATGATCTGCGCCATTATTGGCGTTTGGGGCGAGCATTCTACGTTGGAGTAACGTGCCCCCATCATTCCTATATGTAAACTCAACTGTCAGGTTGCTTGCGTTTTCCCCTGCGGATGGGTAGGCCAACGATAATTTGTAAATATCGTTACCGATAGCCGCTCGTTCAGAATAAATTGCATTACCGCCTGAACCTATAGCTGTCTCCGGTGTTTCAACAGCAGCTGTTGCGGCAGTGGTGTTAATTATGGCAAGGACGGTCGATGTCGCTAATCCACCGAGTAGTGCGCCTGACTTGGTTTGGCACATGCCTCCAGCATTTGTGCCATCGTTGTAATATCCGAGAGGTCCGATGTTTGCAGCAGTACCTGATACAACTCCGTTGTTATGACCAACACCATCAAATGCGGTTTTGCCAGTCCCCTCATTCAGCGCCCAACCACCCACCAACCCCTGCACACCCCAATGCCCATCAGAGCGCAAGGGAGTGCCAAGCGGCGGTTTACTGGTGCGGTCTATGCGGAGAGGGACGAGCGCCATTAGACGCTGATCCCGTTCTTGCGGATATATACATTAGGCGTGTAAGCACCTGCGGTTGTGCCATTTTTACGAAGCTCGATTCGGAATTTGTAACAATTGGAAACCGCGTGAGGCCTGCGCTGAGTAATGGATGCCACAAACGGTACAGTCCCCCCTGTGTAAACCACAGTGTCTGCATTCTCGGTTGCCGCATCTAGTGTTTTGATCACCCTGTAAATAATGTCATTTCCGGTTGACCCGAATAGTACCTCTATCTGAATATCCGCCGTTTCGCCTGGATTCAGCGTCACCCATTCGGTGTAATGGTCCGCATCGGTGTAGTTTGCGTCAACATTCGTGACTTCACTAAGACTTACATTCAGCCCCGTCAGCGTTGCTTTATCACCCCATGCCATCAGGAACCCCCTATTGCTGCCTGAATCGGGTCAAATATATGGTTCATTGCACTGGTGAAATCCGTCGATGTCGGGAAACGTGCGGCCCGTAGCGCGTCGAGTTCTGCCAGTTTGCCGAGATACGACTGTACCTGCACCATGATCTGACGGCTGATTTCTGCGGCGAAATCCGATTCCGTGAGGTTATACGACGCACTCACTCCGGTTGATGCTATCACCGTGTCACCGGCATAGATATTGAGCGTGGCGGATACGTTACAGACGTTCTCGCCTTGATAGCTGTAAGTTCTGTTCTCTATTTTGGGTATCATGGTTTATGCCTTGGGTATCGTGTGAGTGAATGAGGACACAGAAACAGCCGCACCGGAGCTGATTGCAACTGAGTTTAAAACTAAATCAGCACCAGCAGTGCCAGCCGAACCGTCGCAAATAACAGTCGTGCCGTCAGATTTTAACGCTCTGTACCATGTGCAAGTACCGGATGCGTTTGCCGAACTGTCTGCTGTGATCGCGTTTGCGGTCAAAACCCCGTTAACGCTCGTCGCAATCCCGGTTGCCGCGAAACGTAGCTCTGCAAGCAATACCTGAGCGCCGATAGCGGTATCCGCATTTGTCGGTTGCGCCCCATCGTAAAGCCTCAGATACCCGTTATCGAACATGGAGGCCGTTGCATCCCCCTGGACATCTACTGTCGCATTTGAGAGTTTGAGATTGTTTGCCATTGGATTCTCCTTTACCTTCCGTCTGAAATGCCATCAACACACCGCAAGCGCCATTCCCGCCGCCCCGTTGCGTCCGTTTCGATGCTCGTTATGTTGTAAACTCTGCCGTCCCAAAGGACACGCCATGTTGCCAGAAGACCGGGAAACCATCGAAGATTAATACGCGCCGTTGTCTCTGCCTGAGTTGTGCCGGATTCTCGGAACTCTCTGCCAGGTCCGGTCAAAACTTCCGCTGGAACGGAGTCAAGCAAGGTATCAGAATCAAGGGAAGCAGCCACCCACGTCAAGACCGTTTCGCCGGTTTCGCTGTTCTGATCTTCCGTGAGAGCTTGAAACTCAATTCTATGTCTGAGCCTGTGTGATAGCATTAGATACCCATGTTGATACGATATGGTTGTAATTTACCCTCTGCGGCCTTGCGTATCTTCTCCATTTCATCTGGTGAAGCCTGATACATTCCCTGCATGAGCAGCAAAACTCCGTACATAACGCTTACCGGCATGGCGTATTCCGAGTTGATTTCAATGTTACTATCCCATTCCGACAAATTGGAACGGTTCATAAACTGAGCGGCCTCGTCTTCTGCGCCGTCTAGTATTATTTGCAATTTAATGTCGTCTGCCGAGTGGATCACATCAAGGAAAGCTTTTGCATCTGACAGATTTATGACGCTCATTTTAATACCTCTTCAAGTGGCTTCCGTTCGAACATTGTAAGCGCCGTTTCCCTGCTACAGTTGATGATTTCCGTGTTGATACGTTTTGACAATGTGTAGAACTGTAACGGCCATGTGCCAATCGAACCGGCATTCCCTAGCCCTCTTGGATGATCGCCATGCCAGTGGCTTTTCCCGCCTGTTTTCTGGCAATCGTAGCCGAGTAATATGATCCGTTTCGCTCCCCAGTGATTAGCAAGAGAGATTGCACCCACACCCGAATTTTGACCATGAACGAATTTAACATGTTTTACCCCTGCTAATCCGGTCAAGGGACTGAACCTTAAGCCCTGAAATTCTGCCTTTGCCTTTTCCAGATACCGTTTCCACCATTCCCTATCCATTGCGTAAAGGATGTCAGCCCATGGAGCGACTTGGAACGTGCTGTTGACGACGATTACAAGCTTCTCTTTTTCCGGCCCGGCTTGCCCTTCACTTTCGCGCCACCTTCGGACTTTTTCACAATCGTCTGTGGTGAGACTGGGACCGCTGGCAATACAGACGCAATCGAAACCAGCGGAGATTCCAAAGGGCTAGTCACTGCTTCCTCATATTCCACCAGCTTTGCCCGTTTAAGGGCTTTGGCTTGGATATCGGAACACTCGAACACATCGCCCCTTCTGACTCTGCCGTTATGATCGAAACTCTTTATTGCCGTGACTTGCATTTGTTCCCCCCAAAAAAAGGGCGGAGGCGATTAACCCCCGCCCTAATTAATTAAGCCGACGCTATGAGAAATTAAGCCGACGCTGGCAGTCCGTCAAAGTCACCCGTTACAAGTGCTTCAGGGCGGAAGATGGTCAAGCCTATACGCTCTTCGCAGCGCATTGTGACCATGTTCTTTTCGAAGTTATCCACGTTCTCTGTGGAAACAACCACGTTGACGTCTTCACGATCCCAACCTTGAGCGGCCTGTGCAAATGCACCAGTGAGGAAGTCACCAGCGGTCATGGACTGAGTAGAAACAACAGGACGGCCCCACAAGCTAGGTGTTACCATGCCGGTAGGAGATGCGAACAGATACCCGTTATCGGTTGTTTTGGTAAGCTCAATTGCACACCAATCAATCGGAGAAAGGACAAGACCGTCAGCCTCATACTCGGCAAGAGTAACCTGCAACATTGCCAAACGGAGCCGGTCAATCATGGTTTCCACCTGGACCGTCACGCCGGGATTGACATAGGCGGTTGCAGCGGTAATCAGGCCGGTGATATTCAGTCCAACGCCGGAGCCTTTCAGAAGCTGTGCTTCTTCTTTAAGTTTCAGACCGTAACGGAGACGCCCGTCAATGTAGCTGGCAAGCATGGCGGCATCGTCAAGCACCTGTTTGGATGCGTAGAGGATGTGTGCAATGGTCGCCACCGGAGCCGAATCAAGTTCGAAAGTGATATCGGACTCAGGTTTTTTGGATGCGGGATTTTCAGACACCACATCAGCGGAGTTGGTGAATCCGGATTCACGGACATACTCAAGGCTGTTTGATCCGGTACGGCCCCATGTGAGCAAGTCGCGGATGGTAAGCCTCATCTGCGGAGTTGACACAAGTCCTATTTTCTGAGGCTCAATGAGAGTTCCAGCAGAACCAGTCAGTGAGGTAACAGCGGAATTAATCTTTACGCTGAATTTGCCATGTCCGGAGAAGTTTGCAAAGGCTTCGGATTCGGCCACAAACTGCCCCATGGACTTGACAACCTGGATACCGCTACCCTTGGCTTCCATTTTGGCTACAAGCTGTTCAGCGGCAAGCAGACGAGCCTGCAATTCACCTTGGGCAATCAGGAGTTTGTCAACACTGGCCTTGGTTTCTTCGGACATCTGCGAATGGGCTTTGATCTGCTTCTGACCTTCTTCAGCAAATCGTTTCAGGTCGTCATTGACCGCCTTAAGGCTGGTCTGTACTTCTTTGATTTCAAGTTCGATGCTCATGTTGTTCTCCTTTTAAATGGTCGGAAATTTAAACGTGATAGGTTCAAGCGAGATAGCGCAAGGCGTATCGTTACCATCAGCGCAAGGCGTGACGGCCTTATATTGTGCAAGTAGTTTCTTTCTTTCTGTTCTCGGCATACCGGCTTTCGCAAGGGCAATGTCCAGTTTTACAGCGGCCCTTGCTTCTGGATTTTCATCAATCATTATTTCATCGGAAGCCAGAAGAGAATCAGCCCATCCGTTTTCTATCGCGTCGCTTCCGCCGATCCAGCTTTCAGAATCCATGATGGTCTGAATCTCTTTGAAATCAATACCGGTCTTCGCTGCGTAAAGGTCTGCCATGCTACGGTCAAACGGTTCCATGTAGTCGGCATAGTCTCTCATGTCGTGACGGTTGCCAGCTGCAAGTATCCAGCAATTATGAATCATCAGGAAACCGGCCCTTGCAATCTGGACCGTATCACCAGCCATGGCAATAACGGAGGCGGCAGAAGCGGCAAGACCTAACACTTTGACAGTCACTTGGCCGGGATGCTCACGTAGCAGGCTGTAAATCGCCAGCCCTTCGAACATGTCGCCACCGGGAGAGTTAATCAGGACTGACACGTCCTTATCACCAATGGCACGCAAAGCCCCTGCAATACGCTTTGCCGTGACTCCCTCGCCGGTCCAATAGTCCTGACCGATCACATCAAATATGCTGATAGTGTTTTCATCGGCAGCGGCTTTAATACCAGGATTCCATTGATTAAGTGCCTTTTCGGAAAGGTCAAACTTTATCCCAGCGGGACGGGCATTATTAAAAGCTGTTGGCATTTGTCGTTTCATTTGTCACCTCTTTTCCCAGCTGGTCAATCGGTATCAGGTTTGATTGAACCGTGTAAATGTCGCCACCTTCCATTGACGGCTGATTCTCCATTGCGGCAACTTGGTTTCTATTCATCCAACCGTTTTGAAGAGCCGAACTGTAAAACTCTTTCCTTGCGGAAGAGTCACCGCGCAACAGCCCCTCTATGTTGAACTCTGCATAGTATCGCGTCTGTTCAGCCGGTGTTAGCAGGTCTTTGTTGATGTGCTGTTCAATCCGAGTGAGCCAAGGGCGCAAGGTGAATTGAAGAAAGCCTATCATCTGTTGTTCTATTCCAGTACCCCATGAGGTTGACTTCTCGGAATGACCTACCATGTGAGGAGGTACGCGGAACCATCGGCAAATTTCTTCTACACTGAAAGCCCGTGACTCCAACAGTTGAGCGTCTTTCGGATTGATGGTCAATATCTGCGCCGTCATTCCACCCTCAAGTATGGGTGATCTACCGGCATTGATAGCACCTGATAGAGTGGCGGCTGTATTCTCCCTGAAAGCGGTTCTCTGTTCAGGTGTCAAAATTTTGTCAACACTGAAAGCGACTGTAGGCGAAAGCCCTTTTTCGAATGTGCTGTTAGCGGCAGTCGAAGCGGCAATAGCTGAACCGAAAACTTCTGAGCCGTACTGAACAACAGACAAGCCCCATTTTCCGTTAGTCGTGAAGCCTGGAATGCGAAAGATCCTTTCTTCTGGTATCTCTCGTTGCTTCCCTTTCTCGTTGTAGAAATATCGCAGGTTGTAAGCACTATCGGTCTGCAATGACAGCAAACAAGGATTAAGGAACACAAGCCCTACCACCCTATTTCCCATCATTAGTTTCTCTGCAAATCCATTTCCGCGTAATAACATTGCGGAGATCATTGACTCCCAGAAAACACTTGATACACTATCACTATTAGGGCGGCTATGAATGATCGTATGCAACGGTTGACCGCTTGCTGATTGACGGCCCTTGGAAGTTTTCTCGTAAAGTGAAAGGGGTAATGTGGATATGGTTTCTGCAATAAGGCGGGTACAACTCCAAACAGCGGCAAGTTTCAAAACGGTTGTGTCATTTACCGTCTGCCCTGCGGCTGTAGTCCCGATCTGTGACCAGAAAGCGGTATCAGTGAGGCTGATAGGTATGCCGAGCCAATCTAGTAAAGCCGCTTTTATCTTTGATGGTTTTTTCATACGATAATGGGACTCCTTAAGAAATCTCCGAAATCATCATCCTCAACCGGAGTCATGCTAATTCCGATTGCCATCAGCAAAGCGGCCATGTCATCTATTTTGTCAGCACATTTCTTTTTATCCGGTGCCATGTTCATGTTCTGGTCCCGTCTTGCAACCAGATTCGAGGCACACCAATTTAAAACAGGATCACCGCCATGATTCAACAGTCCAGATATGTAATGTCGCTCCAATTGCTGCATTGCAGGGTGATAGCTCTTCGGCCCCTGCACAAATTCAACCATCGGAATGTCAGCAGCAATCAACCTGTTTGTTAAATCTGATGCGTTCCATGAATCAAATGCAATGTTTTGTACTCTGAATTTCTCGCATATGTCAAGTATTTCATTTTCAATGACTGCGTAATCGGTCGTGTTGCCTTCTGTTTGAGTGATTAAGCCAGCGTTAACCCAGGCGGCATAGGGTACGGTCCCCCGCTCTGTTCGATACGATACCGCCGCTTCTGGAACCCACCTCCGCCCATAGGTGTATAAGCGCCCCTGGATGTTCCATACAAGCCGGAATGAGGTCATATCGCGGGTAGACGCTAGGTCAAGGCCACCAAAGCAGGGATATGGAGCAAGAAACGACAAATCAACCGCGCCGCCGCAAGCCTGCCATTTGATAAGGTCAGTCCACCCTTCGGCTGTGGATGATTGCCGATTGAGCCGCTTAATCTTGAACTCTGCCAGCTTTGACGGCATTTGCTTTGCTTCGACGGCCTCTTTCCGGATAGCGTCAAGCAAATGAGGATTAACATCAATGAGAGGATTAGCTTTGACCCACGATGATTCTTTGAACTCGCTGTCATCGTCGTCAACAGCCCAAAAGAGCGCCAAGAAGTGATCAGCGGTATCTTTAAAAACGCCTTCAAGAAGCTTCTGAGCGAAAAGCCGAATCTCACCCCACGGCCCCGGATTCGTGTACCCCTCGGTAGTAGTGTAAAGCCAGAGAGGATTAGAACGCGCACCGGCAGCGGAGGTCAAAACGTTCAACAGGTCGGCTGTTTTATGGGCATGGATTTCGTCAAGGCCAACATGGGAGGGATTCAAGCCGTCTTGTGTGGATGCTTTCGCGTGAATCGGTTTGAAGCTGGAACCTGTTTCCATTCGGCTGATTGCTTTTGCCCAACATTCAAGGCCGAAAGCTTCCCGCAAATCTGGTGTAAGCTCCACCATTCGCTTTGCGACACCAAAGATGATAGCCGCTTGGGGAAACGTGGTAGCCGCGGATACGATCTGTGCGCCTGGTTCATTCTCGCAACACTGGCAGTAAAGGAGGATTGCCGCCGCAACTGTTGACTTCCCCGATTTCCTTCCCGTGGCATAAAGTGCCGATGTAAAACGCCTATAACCTGTCTTCCGGTTGCGAAATCCGAATAGCTGGACAATGAAAAACACCTGAGCCGGATGCAAAACGATTGTGTCACTATCCCACTTGCCTTCAACATGAGGGAGTTTCTCGATGAAGTCGCAAGCGTCACAAGCGTGCCACTCGTCAAAGAGAAAATTACATCGTTCATCCTCCGCCCGTTTCAGGTCATTGAGGAATCGTGAAGCCGCGAGACGTATCCACTTGCCGAACTTCTTGCGCTTCGTGTCGGCTTCCGCTTCCTTGGCATAGGCTGTGGCTATTTTGAGGTAGTCTTTCACTTAATCAGTTCTGGGTTTTCGTAGATGTTACCAATTACTTCACAGGTTTTGAATTGGTCATCATAAGAACTCCAAACATAAAAAGGATAGAATCCCGCTCGTTCTTGCAACCATGTCACCTGTACTGTTCCACCCGGTACGGTTTCACCCCACTGACCATGGTCCACGTAAAGCGAATATTTAAGAATGTCTCCTTCATAAATATCCCTGCCGTTCTTATCAGACAGTCCTGTGAACTGCATAATCGGCAACTCGTACCAATCGCCTTTATGGTCATACCTGCCTACAAAAAGATCACCGTAAGATAAACCTGTATGATAAACAGATGATTCATCAGGATTGGTCGCGGATTCTATTGTTTCGCCGCCAATCATGGCTTTTGATATTACGTCCCACACCCTGAACTTTATTTCCCTCATATCGCCCCGCCTTTCTCTGCCCATTTGAGTTATACCGGAGTACTGAGCAGTGGTCATTTTCCGGTTGTCATTTCAGTGATTTACAATTTCGGCTGTTTTCAGATTTTCAGCCCGTTTTCCGCTGTCCGTTGTTGGCAAACTTGTTGCCAGGTTTGTCGTCTGACTTACCTGATTTTATCTTGCCTTGTGCCACCGGAGGAAGGGCGAAGTCATTCACCAAATTGCGGTACTGAGCCAGCATATGACCGGTAGGACATTCACCAGACTCCCAAATTTCCACAAGCTTGCCATGCAAAGCGCAAAGATGACCGAGCGCCGAAACTCCACCCTCTGTCAAAAGTTTATTGGCATGGAGCATGGTCGCCAGTTTATTAAACTCGTCTACTGCGTGCTGATTCGGCAACCAGAACGGAGCTTTAGGCACTTCATCCACCAATGGAAGATCAACTGTGTTCTCATTCTTCGGCTGTCTACTGCCAGTTAACACTTTTAAGTGATTCGGTTTTTTCGGAAACGCCATGATTCACCCCCGCTAGTGTGTCGTTTTCAACTCAGTTTATTTGAAGCCCGCACCTGAAAAAGTGAC